TTAATGATGCTATAAGCTGTGACGGTCGTGGACATTTTATGTCTAGCTATGATGGAAATGAAGAAGAATTAAACGACTTATACATCTATAGAACTAATTAAAATAAAATAAAAGCCCTCTATTAATTTAGAGGGTTTGACTCGGTTAGCTTTTTAAAATTCATAATAAGAGAGACCGACTGTGCATGATTGTTTTATAACTTTTAAAACTCTACAAGCCCTGACAAGATATACAAATAATTTATAATAGATTATCACTAGAATTTATCGGACTCAATGAGAGCCTTTGTATTGAATAGTTTGGCGAAGTAATACCTGAGTATCTAAAAAGTCTAAGCTCGATTTTACTGTATGAATATACAGCATTAAGAATACTTAGCATATAAGAGGTAAGATGTAAAGCAATATGCCAATAATAAAATAAAAATAATTGTTGATTTATCTTGACAGCTATTATAGATTTATAGGTATCAAATAAATAGATAGCTAAAGAGGGCTACAAAATATGGAAAAGAAAACGATATACAAAAAAGCTCAAAATGTAGGGACTAAATATTACAAACCTGCTGAATATAAATATAGAGGATTTTATATTACAGCAATTTATGACTGTAATAAATTTATGTGGACGGGACACGCTACATTTGTCAACAAAGATAAAAAACTAATACCTATTACTTTTAATGGTTTTGATAAGACTATAAAAGATATACAGGAAGAAATAGATAATTATTATAATCAACAAAAAGAGGTGGCGTAGATGAAGGTAGTTAAACTAGCAATGAACGATAAACTAACCATGAATGAATTGTGTAAAAGGTTAGACAATGAATTTGATGATGTAGATTTATCAATACATGATAGTCCAACAAAAGGAACTGTAGCTGTGGTATATTTCTATGAAGATAAATTTGAGGAGGTGTTAGATGAAACTATATAAAGTATATACAAAATGGATTGGCTATTCTGAAATAGAAGTAGAAGGTAAGTCTGAAGAAGAAGCTAAACAAAAAGTTTTAGAGGGAGACTATGATTTATTTAACGAAGCTTCTACAGGTGGAGACCTTGACTATGGATTTGAAGATGAAGAAGTTTTAGATATAAAGGAGGTGCTAGAAGATGAATAAAGAATTTGAAAAAGAATTAATAACATTACTAAATAAATACTATGAGTCTAATTGGGATTATGTATGGGAATTTGTAGGCGATAGTATAGAAACTAAACTATGGTTAGGGGAGGAAACAACTGATGAAGATAACTAAAGCAAGACCAATGCACAAAGACTACTATGAGTATAGGACTATGACAGTTAAGAAGTATGAGAAGATGAAGAAGGTTAAGCTATTCTATGACGAGTGGGTAGCTATTGAGATAGGCATAGAACAGGTACTATTAAGGAGGTCGAAGGTATGAAGGACACAATATTTACCAAAGATAGTTTGTTTGAAACACAAGCACCTAGTTTTAACTTTGAGTTAGACAAAGACCAACTACTAGTCAAGGCATTAGAGAGTGGTTTTGTTATAGAGATAGGTGAAGACCAATATTTAATGAACAATAATTATGGAGAAAATAATAATGATAGCTGACTCTAATGAAAACAAATGGATACATGATTACTATGACGAGAGGTGGCAACACTACTATGATGTATTGTGTAAGGATATAAAAGACATTGGACAGGTAGAAACTATTGCTGATAGACTAGCTATGGAAGATGTTAATAACTTAGAAATGGAGGGATAAAGATATGGATAGTATAATTGAATTTGTAAATGACTTTGTAATAGTAAAAGAAAGTTATAGTGATAAACCATATTCAGTAAGTAAAGAATTTAATATTGATAGGGATTATCCTTGTTATAACTTTTCAAATTATGAAGAAGCAATTAACTTTATACAGGAGGTAGAGAATGAGTAGAACATACAACGATTACTATTTTGAAAAGCTAGACATTATGGACAAGCTAAACGAGATAGGATTATTGACAAGACTTTTAAGGATAGTCTATAAAGAACAAGGGCTAGATACTATTAAGTATTTAGTTTGTAATAAAACTAAGCGTAAGTTTAATTGGTTCAACGATGAAATGATGACCGATATAATTAACGATATAGAGGAGGGTGTAAGCTATGAGAACTAAGACGTGGGTAATGACAGTAGAAAAGAATAGTGATGAGGTGTTAGCACAACTTAACAAGCTTCAACAGGTTAGACAAAGTGTTAGCCTATTGAACAAGCACAGTACCAAGAAACACTACGTCAAGTGTCAAGGCAGGTGGGGACGTAAGAATCCAGACTATAACCAAAGAACGATACCCTTTTGTCCATTGGATAAAGCTGTTAAGTGGGACGTTTATATTTACGCGAGGTAGATGATGACAGTTAAAGAATTATTAGAACTATTAGAAAAGGTAAAGGACAAGAGTTTACCTATAAGAGTATTGGAATATAATCCAGACAATCCAGAATTTAACATGGATAACTATTGGCTATACGATATTGAAGTAGCTGATACAGGCACTAGTGGGTATGAAAATTGTGGAGAAGTTATTTTAACAGGAGGAAGATGATGAATGTTGATAGCGATAAACCAAGATACATAGAGTGTATTTATGAAACACCTATAACCTTTGACTTAGAAGAACTAGGTATTGATTGGGACAATGTCAAAGACTATTACATAAAACATGGTACTTTGTATGTTGATTTCAAGGACGGAACTTCAGTAGAACATATGGGTAATCACGGAGAAACTGATTGGAAGTGGTCAGCACAAGAAAATATATTAACAGAAGATTGGACTTTAGTGGAGGGATTGAACTGATGAACAACAAAACATTATACAAAAGACTTGATGAGATATGTGCAAGAGAACATGTAGTAAATAAATTATCAGATAATAAATACAGAACATTTGTCGACTTATTATATGATGACATAAGAACGTGGGACGAACCAATGAACGTATCAGAAGTAGATATAATACATAGGATAGGAGAGCATCTAAGCTACATGGTGAGCAGTTCACTAGCTGATACATGCACAGGTACTAACCATGACTAACAAGCTCTTAGAAAGGCTTAGAAATAATTAGTAATTTTCACTTGACAAGATTTAAAATAGGAGTAAAATACTTATAAAGTTTAAAACATATATATAAAAATTATTTTTAATTTATTTATATATTCTTTTAAAAATATAATAAAATAATATGACACAATATAATGATGTAGTAGAACTACAAAAAATAAAATTAGAAGAAGAACAACTTGATAAAGATATAAGCTTTATAGAGGTTAGCTATGAGAATGGTAAATGGATTAAAGAAATTACAGGCTACAAGAGTGGTAGAAGAGTTGTAAAATATAACGACAAAAGAAAAAAGGAGAAGGTAACTTATGAATAAACAAACTATAATGATAGGTATGTTAGTGGTAGGGACATTTGCTTTGTCTTGTTACACAGTAATTAGTAACGACAACGAAATGAAAAATCTTAGCAGACAGATGTACAAACTTAAACAAGAACAATCAACAGTAGCTAATAAGTTAGATACTTTGTTTGATAACTATAGTGCTGTTGATAACGCATTAAGTTTCTATGAAGCTGATACTAATATGAACTTAGAGCAGATAAGGGAAACTCTACTTGTCTTAGATGAGCTTGGAACAACTGATACTATGTTAATGAGTAGGTTAGAAGTTATCCACGAAAGACAAGAAGCACAAATACAAGAACTATCAGAAGTAAGACAAGAGTACTCAGCAACAGGTGGCTTTGGAGTACTAACAGGTGAGATTGCTTTAGGTACTATACCTGAACCAACTGAGATTGTTGAAACTCCTATAGCTGTAGTAGAAGAGCCAGAGCCAGAGGTTATTGAAGAGCCTGTAGTAGAGCCTATAGTTTACTCATGCCCTCGTCCTGATAGGTCTGTGGACTTTGGAAGCTTTATAAGTAAAATATCTTTTAGTAGAGACACTAGGTTTAGTGTAGCTTTTGATATACAAAATCAAGAGATTGTAAATGTAGAGTTCTCTAAAAGATTAAACAGTAAACTAACTAAAGCTGTAGTTAAATATCTTGACAAGTCTTTGACAAAAGATAACGATGTTAAAGATTGCAGTTTACCATTTGCAATAGAGGTATAATATGATGCCAGAAATAATAGCCTTTATAGTTATAGGTTCTTTTGCAACCTTCTTTCTGTTTGGATTAATCTTAATGTTAATAGATAGTGAGAAAGCTTATAATGAAAAGCACAAAAATAAATAAGCGAACAAAAGATTGGTACTTGAAATGGGTTGCAAGTTGTTTTATAATACTTGGTATCTGTTTCAGGTCAACACAACAGTTTCCAGAAATAGATTTAGTTCTAAGCTTCATAGGGTGTAGCTTGTGGACTTGCGTAGGTTTTATGTGGAACGATAGAGCTATTATAATGTTAAATGCAATAGCAACATTTGTCCTATTAACAGGAGTAATTAATTTAGTAATGGGTGTTTTATATGTATAATGTAGGAGAAGGCGAGAAAGAATTTACAAAGCTAACACCTGATGAGTATAGGATGTTTGATATATGGGTAGCTAAGAACAACGAAGCACTATATGATAACAAGATTGCATACGAAACAAGGTGGGCTAAAGACCAACACTTCTATGTTAAACTGCTTGACGAAAGTATTATAACAATAGAAGAGATATTACTTGACAAAGATTTTTGAGGGTGGTTTAATAACCAAATGTTTTCAAAGGTATGTCCAAAGGTGTAGCCCTCAACTAACCTTCCTGAACCTAAAGACATACGATTTAATCGTGCGAGTTTCTAGTCTCGTGCCACAAAAACTAGACTAAGTTTTAAGATTTAGTGTAAGATGAGTTTACTGTAAAATCCTTAAAGGTGGTCGTAGACTGAAGGTTGGAATGAGTGCTAGAAACCATCGTCCAACACACTAAGTGTCTGATTTTTCCACATTGCGTGGGGGTTTGTACAGACTTTAAACAACAAAGCCACAATTTGCAGTCAGCCATTGGGTGCGAAAAGGTTATCCCAAGAAGTGACTTAAAACTACTAGACCTTTAAGTGCTAGGTATCACTCTAAAGTGCCTCTTTTAACACGAGGGTTATTATGAATTTATATTTTAAATCAACAACACTAGACAAGCAGATAGGTTGGACATGGAAAGACATGGACAAAGCTTATTGGGATACGTGGATACCTAAGAAGTCTGATATCAAAATCATTACAAGACTTAACAAAGAACAAAAACAACAAGTACTTGATGAACTCTGGGAAGACTTGCAAAGCTCTATTCAATTTACAAGGGATAGAAATAATGCAAAACGTAGAGAGAAAAGACTTGCTACCAAAAATAAAAAGTGATACAATCTTTAAACTTAATACAACAACTAAACCTTTGGAGGTAACAATATATGTATGAGTATGTAGAAGGAAAAGCTATGTGGGCTAATGTCAGCACACCAAACACTAAGTTTGAACCACATAAGTATGGAATAGTAGTGTTGACTGATGAAGATACTGCTTCTAGGCTAGAGGGTCTTGGTCTATCAAGGGTAAGAACCAGAGATGGTCAACCTAAATATGATGAACCGGCATTCTCTTTTTCTAGAAAAGTAGAGAAGCATGATGGGACAACTAACTCTGCTCCTAAGTTACTTGATGACGATGGTAATGATATGGATGTTAGTGTTGGTAATGGCTCTGGTGTTACTGTGAAAATTAAACCTTACACAGGTAAGTATGGTACGTTTGCTGAGTTAATAGCAGTAAAGGTTACTAATTTAATTGAATACTCTGAGGGTGGCTCAGACGATAACGAGGAATTTTAATATGATTATTACTATTACAAAAGAAGATGGACAGGTAGTATACGATACTACTATGATTGAAGATGCTCAAGCTAGAGCCAACGCTGATATCTCTATCAGTAAGATTGGAACTCTTAATGTAGTTCTTGAAGCACTTAACTTTGCTTCAGGTACGCATCAAAATAATCTTGAACAACTACTACAAAATGCTGAAGAAGCTGTAGTAGAAACACCAGAAGGCGAAGAGTCTGAAGGGGATACAGAAGAAGTAGCTGAAGAAGATTCAACAGACGAGTCTTAGTACATAGTGAGGGCTAACATGGATAAGACGTGGGATAAACTACATCAACCTTGTCCACTTTGTAACAGTAGTGATGCTGTTGGAATTAATGAAGATGATTCAGCAAAGTGTTTCAGTTGTGGTGAGTTCATGCCAAGTTATACCAATGCGTGTGGAGGAAAGGATATGCAAACAGCAACAACAACAACGACTAAACAACCTGATACAGTGGACGAAGGGAAATTTTCACCTCTTACAGATAGGAAAATATCTCAAGCAACTGCTACTAAGTATGGAGTTAAATGCGTACATGACCTTCAAGGAAATGTAGTTAAGCATTTGTACCCATATTATAATGGACACGAGTTATCGGCTACTAAATATCGTAACGTAAAATCTAAAGACTTTTTTGTTTCTGGAACTTACAACGATACAGGTTTGTTTGGTCAACAGTTATTCAAAGGTGGTAAGTATGTTACCATTGTAGAAGGGGAATGTGATGCTATGTCTGCTTATGAACTCTTGGGTTCTAAGTGGGCAGTAGTGTCCATAAAGCGTGGGGCACAGGGTGCAGTACGTGATGTAAAAGAAAGCCTAGAGTTCTTTGAAGAGTTTGAGAATGTAATTATAGCATTTGATAATGACAAGGCAGGTAAAGAAGCATCTATTAAAGTAGCTAGACTATTTAAACCTAGTAAAGCTAAGATACTGACACTACCACACGGTTACAAAGACCCCAATGATATGCTCCGTTCCAACAGACACAAAGAATTTGTTGAAGCTTGGTGGGCATCAAAAGTTTATACACCTTCTGGTGTTATAAATGTTTCAGAACAACGAGAGAAGTTTCACAATCGTGAAAAGAAAGAGAGTGTTCCTTATCCATATGAAGGATTAAACAAAAAGTTATATGGACTTAGACAAGGAGAACTTGTAACACTTACAGGTGGTACAGGTCTTGGTAAGTCTAGTGTAACTAGAGAACTTGAACATCATCTTATTAAAAGTACTAATGACAACGTGGGTATCATAGCATTAGAAGAAGATTGGAGAAGAACCATTGATGGTATCTTATCTATTGAAGCTAACGCTAGGCTTTATGTTGACCAAATAAGAGATAGGTTTTCTAAAGAAGAACTAGATAAAATGTTTGATATACTTTATGACGGTGATAACAAGAATAGAGTATGGGTACATTCACACTTTGGAACAAATGATATTGATGATATCTTTACTAAACTTAGATTTATGATTATAGGATGTGATTGTAAGTGGGTAGTAGTAGACCATCTACACATGTTAGTTAGTGCTGTACATGAAGGAGATGAGAGACGAGCCATTGATTCTATTATGACTAGACTTAGAAGTTTGGTAGAAGAGACAGGTGCAGGTATCATTTTAGTTTCACACCTACGTAGAGTTGACGGTAATAAAGGACACGAGAATGGTATAGAGGTTTCTTTATCTCATCTTCGTGGCTCAAATAGTATTGGACAGTTATCTGATTGTGTTATAGCATTAGAAAGAAATCAACAATCAGATGATGAAGACGAAGCTAGAACAACTAAGCTTAGAATACTTAAGTCAAGATACACCGGTGATGTAGGTATGGCATGTAGAGTTATCTATGATGCCGAAACAGGAAGACTCTCTGAACTCTCTGATAATGATATAGAATTTGACAGTAGTTTAGATGAGGCTTTTTAATGCAGTTAGTATTTGATATAGAAACAGATGACCTGAAAGCAACTAAGATACATTGTATCGTTGCTAAAGATGTAGACACTCAGGAGGTTTTTTCATTTTCCCCTGATAACTTACAGGCAGGTTACGAGTTTCTAGCAACAGCAGATACTTTGATAGGTCATAACATTATTGGATTTGATATACCTATGGTACACAAGTTCAGTAATGTAGACCTTTCTAAAATTCCAGTAATAGATACGCTTGTTTTATCTAGGTTATTTAATCCGGCAAGAGAAAATGGACATAGTCTTGAGAGTTGGGGATACAGACTTAAGTATCGTAAAATAGATTTCTCAGACTATCTTAATTATTCACAAGACATGATGAACTATTGTATCCGTGATGTTGAACTTAACTTAGAAGTTTTTAAGGAGTTAAGAAAAGAAAGTAAAGGGTTTGACAAAGGTTGTATAGAACTAGAACAAAAGGTTGCAGAGATAATTAAACAACAAGAGGTCAACGGATTTAAGTTTGATACTCAACATGCTTTACTGCTACTTGCTGAACTTAGAGAAAAGAAACAAGCAATAGAAGATGAGGTGCATAACACATTTAAACCTAAGTGGGTTGATGATAAATTAGTTACACCTTACATAAAGAAAGATGGTGAACTCTCCAAGCGTGGTCTTACTGATGATGAGTACGATAGATGTATAACAACTAACAACACAGACCCCTTCATGCGACAGTCTTTACAAGAGTTTAATCTAGGTAGTCGTAAACAAATAGGAGAATATCTTATTGACTTTGGTTGGAAGCCTGAAAGATTTACACCAACAGGTCAACCAATAGTAGATGAGAAAACTTTATCTGCAATCACACACATACACGAAGCTAACTTAATAGCACAGTTTCTTTTACTACAAAAACGCATAGCCCAGATTGATTCTTGGATTGATGCTACTGAAGATGATGGAAGGGTGCATGGCTTTGTTATACCTAACGGTGCTATCACAGGTAGGATGACTCATAGAAATCCTAACATGGCACAAGTTCCTAGCTCTCACAATCCTTACGGTAAAGAATGCCGAGCTTGTTGGACTGTTGAGGACGGTAATGTTTTACTTGGAGTTGATGCTTCTGGTCTTGAGATTAGAATGTTAGCTCATTATATGAATGACGAGGAGTACACTAATGAAATCATTAACGGAGATATACACACCTCTAATCAAGAACTTGCAAAGCTTGAATCTAGAGATAAGGCAAAAACATTCATCTATGCACTCATGTACGGAGCAGGAGATGAAAAACTTGGGAACGTGGTTGGAGGAACTACAGCAGATGGTAAAAGAGCTAGACAATATTTCTTTGATAATAAACCTACATTCAAATCTCTTAGAGACAGAGTACAAAGAGCATCTTCAAAAGGTTATCTCAAAGGACTAGACGGTAGAAAGCTTTATGTTCGTAATCAACATTCAGCACTTAACACTTTACTACAAGGTGCAGGTGCTATTATAATGAAACAAGCATTAGTTATTCTTTCAAATAGATTAGTATTAGGAACTGTTCCTCATAAATTTGTAGCTAACATTCACGATGAGTGGCAGATAGAAGTTCCTAAATGTAGAGCAGTACGTGTAGGTAGTTTGGCTGTAGACTCTATAATAGAAGCAGGAAAATATTACAATCTTCGTTGTCCCCTTGATGGCGAATACAAGATAGGAGATAACTGGAGTGAAACCCACTAAGAAAGACCAAAAGAAATTTGACCTTGACTTACAGTATGGTGAGATAAGGGAAGATAAAGTTAGAGACATGTTAGAAGGAAAGAAGATAGAAGTTAAATCAGAACGTGGAATGTGGATGAAGACAGGTAACATATGTATAGAGTATGAGTCATGGAACAAACCATCTGGTATCAGAGCAACTGAATCAGACTATTGGTTTCACAACTTATGTGTAGGAGACAATGAGTTTTGTACTCTTGTATTTAAAACAGATGTGCTAAGAACTATAGTGGATAAGCTTGATACTTTTAAAACTGTATCAGGTGGAGACCATAACGCAAGTAAAATGTTTCTTGTAAATCTACAAAAATTATTCTCATCAGATGTAATAAAAGCATTTAAGGACTCAGAAGATGGAAAAGAAAACGGAAAAAAAGACTAAAACACTTGACAGTTCTAGTCAAGAAGTATATAATAAATTGTCGGCTAATAAATTTAAGTCGGAATCTGGTCATTGGTATACGCAAGAAGGTGAACCAATGTATACTATCGTTGGTGCTAACGGTAAAGAAAGAAACACTACTCTTAGAGATGCAAGGAAAGAAAACCTAGTACCTTCAGTAACTACTATTCTTAGTATGATAGCCAAGCCTCAACTAGAGAATTGGAAAATCAATCAAGCACTTAACTCTGCTCTTACTTTAGAGAAAGATTCTTTAGAAACTATTGAAGAGTTTGCATACAGATGTAAGCAAGACTCTAAAAGAATAGGTCAAGAAGCGGCAGAAAAAGGTACAAAGATTCATGCTATGATTGAACGTGGTTTTCTTGGTGAAGAGAAGACAGAAACATATTGTGTTATTCAAAACTATTTAGATGAAATGTTTCCTGATGAAGAGTGGATAGCTGAAGCTTCTTTCTGTGCTGATTTAGGCTACGGTGGTAAAATAGATTTGTATTCTAAGTCTGGTATCTTTGTAGACTTTAAAACTAAAGACAACTTAGAAGGTAAAGAGCCTTCTAAATTAGTATACGATGAACACGGTATGCAGTTGTCTGCTTATGCACAAGGCTGTGGCTTTGATGATGTTGAAAGAGTATCTATCTTTGTTGATAGAGAAGATACAGAGCTTATAGCTTGTCATATATGGGACAAAGAATCTCATGCAAAACACATTGCTATGTTTAATAGTATTTTAACTTATTGGAAACTTGTAAAAAATTATGAACCAAAAAAAATCTAAAAGCTTAAGACGTAAAGCAGAAAAATTATTAATAGAATGGATAAGAACTATGGTTCCAGACGGTGAAGATGCTGATAAGATTAATAAGAAAAACTTACATGAGTTCTTACCGGAGCAAACACATATCTTTGCTAACAATAAGTTTATGATAAGTGCTTATAGTTTAAGATGGTTTTATAAACAGGTGAAAAGAAATCCTAATATAACTTTGGAAGAAATAAGTGGCTAGAAGAGTACCTAGAAAAGCAAGACCAAAGAAGACTAACGTACCTAAAGGTTACGATAGCTTATGGGAACATTCTTTACATGAAACAATACTTCAAGACTGGAAACACCATTGGGATAATATTGATTATGTAGTTAAACATAAGTATGAACCTGACTTTGTTAAGACAATAGATGGTAAAACAATATTACTAGAAGCTAAAGGTAGATTCTGGGACTATGCAGAGTATAGTAAGTACATACATATTAGAGAAGCTCTTAACTCAGACTACACAGAGTTAGTGTTTTTGTTTCAGAAACCTTTTGCACCTATGCCACAGGCTAAGAAAAGAAAAGATGGAACTAAAAGAACCCATGCTGAGTGGGCAGAAACAAACAACTTCACATGGTATAGTGAAGAAACATTGCCAAAGGAATGGAGGACATGAAATATAAATTTAACGAAGACCAAGTGCTGAGAGAAATAAGAACTTATATAGATAGAACTTATGAAGCTCACTATGGTAACGGTAAATACCAAGCAACAGATATGATTATAGATGCCGGACACGGAGAGAGTTTTGGTATTGGTAACATTATGAAATATGCTATGAGGTTTGGAAAGAAAGATAGCAAAAAAAAAGAATTAATGAAAATAATACACTACGCTATCATAACTATGCACGTGTTAGATGAGGAGAAAGATAATGGTTGAAGATAAGATAGGTAAAAAACCTTACTTAGGAATTGTAATAGATTATGGTAAAGAAAAACAGTTTGATAAATTTAGTATTGATACATTAAAAGATAGATATTTCTGGGAGAATGAAACACATGCACAAGAAGCACTCGCAAGAGCCTCCGTCTTCGGAGCCACCTTCAAAGGTGAGACTGACTTTGAACTTGCTCAAAGACTTTATAACTACAGTTCCTCTCGTTGGTTCATGTTTAGCACTCCTATACTTAGTAACGGAGGAACGACTCGTGGGCTTCCTATCAGTTGCTTCCTTAATTATGTTCCTGACAGTCGCAGTGGCTTATCTGCTCATTACGATGAGAATATTTGGCTCGCAAGTTCGGGTGGAGGCATTGGTGGATATTGGGGAGATGTTAGAAGTAACGGTATATCTACTACTCATGGCAGTCGTTCTACTGGTTCAATTCCTTTCATGCATGTAGTTGATTCTCAAATGTTAGCATTCAATCAAGGTACTACAAGGCGTGGTAGCTATGCTGCTTACATGGATATTAGTCATCCAGAGATTGAAGAGTTTATTAACATGCGTAAAGAATCAGGCGGAGATATTAACAGAAAGAATCTTAATCTTCATAACGGTATAAATATTACTAATGCTTTTTTACAGGCTGTAGAAAATGACGAAGACTGGAGACTAATAGACCCCAAGACTAACGAAGCTGTAAGGGTAATCAACGCAAGAGATTTATGGTGGCAAATAATAAATGCTAGGGCAGAGACAGGTGAACCTTACATGGTAAACATAGATACATGTAACGAAGCATTGCCAAAAGGACAAAAAGATTTAGGGTTAAAAATCAGACAAAGTAATTTATGTTCTGAGATAACACTACCAACAGATGAAGAACGGACAGCAGTATGTTGTTTATCGTCTGTTAATTTAGAACACTTTGATAAATGGTCAAAGGATGATATGTTTATATCAGATTTAATAACAATGCTTGATAATGTTTTACAACATTATATTGACAATGCAATAGATACAACGCAGTTAGGAGAATACAGTGCAAATTTTAAACGCTTTAAAAAATATGTTAAAGAAGGTCAAGAGGGGTATACAAAGTCTGCCTACTCAGCGTATAGGGAACGCAGTCTCGGTCTTGGTGCTATGGGTTTTCATGCTTATCTACAATCTAGGAGCATACCTTTCGAAGGTATTTTTGCAACTGGTTTCAACCACAAAGCGTTTACTTACATCAAATCCAGAGCAGACGATGCAACTAAAGAGTTGGCTGTTGAAAGGGGTGAGGCTCCTGATATTCATGGTAGTGGTAGGAGGAATGCTAATCTCCTTGCTATTGCTCCTAATGCTAGTAGTGGTATCATCTGTAGTGGGACTTCTCCTAGTATTGAGCCTTACAGGGCTAACTGCTATACTCACAAAACTCTATCCGGTAGTTACCAAGTTAAAAATAAATACTTAGAAAAGCTTTTAAAATCTAAAGGATTAAAAGGTAAAGAGTTAGAAGCTATGTGGAAAGATATATCAGGTAGTGATGGTTCGGTACAACACTTAGATATACTTAACGATGATGAGAAAGAAATATTTAAAACTGCTAATGAGATAAATCAAATATGG